GTTTTATTTAAACAAACATATTTCTACACTTTGTTGGTAACAGACTTAAAGTTGTCATTACCTTCAAACACTGCGCTTACAACGTTCGCTTACGCTCACTTGCACACTGCTTATCGCACTTGCACACTGACCGTCACAACGCTCAACGCATATACACGCACACTGTTTAGCAACAGACTTAAAGTTGTCATTGCTAACACTTGCACACACACCTTTTCTCTCTCACCCGACCATCACCGACATCAATCGCCATGGTTCTCGTTGAAGAGAAATACGTCGACTCCGCCGGATGGACCCGATGGCGCTACGTTGAAGTAGCTGCCCCTCCCCAAGTCCCCGCCCGTGTCTACGCCCAACAACCCCCAGTTCCCGCCCCTAACGACATTATTGTCGTTATCGGGCCTGAACGCCACCTCGCCGACATGCTCACTTTTGAGCTTCACGGCGAAATTTACGCCGTCGAAAGCCATCTTCAATATCGGTGGCAAGAGGTTTTCACTGACTTCTCTTATGAAGTCGTGTACCTCCCCTACGCTTCGCTTGCCTCTACGCCTCGCCCCGCCGGTTGTAAGGTCTATCGACCTTTCGCCCGCCGCGCCACGCTTGAAGGCAAACTCTACGCTTCGAAAGAGATTGTTTCAATCTCTTACTCTCGCGTTTCTACCCCCTCTACGCGCGTTTTAGAACGACGAGCTCGTCAAGCTCATCGTCGCCAAGCCCGCCATCTGCAAAATTTGCAGAAGGCCCAATTGGATTTCCTCGCCCGTATGGAGCTTTCTAAGAAAGCTCTTCAAACTCTTGTCGATCTCGACATTCGACGAAAAGCCCTTCAGGCTAAGTTCCCTCCACATTGGAGGAACAAAGATTGGTCTCTTCCTGCCCTTCCCCGAAAGTCCATTAGGACTTTCACCCAGAAATTGACCCCTTTTCCCAAATTAAAATTTTCTAAATTAGATTTGTCTCATCTGTTATATACAGATAAGACACATCTGATAGGACGTTCTGTTCTATCTCCTCGGCCCGTCACCTATCATATTCGCTCTCTTCGAGAGCCCCAAATCTTCCCGGTCCCTGCCCGCTTGTATTCTGGTCCCCCCAGAATACATGCTGACACCCAAAATGATTTTTATATGGTCCCAATTTATGACGTCACCCCAGTCAAAGCAAATGCTTTGATAGGAGATGGACCACAAGGTCCCTTCTCTAGTTTAATTGACTCCGCACTAAATTTTTCCGAATCAGCTTCTAAGATTTGGGAACTTATGCCCGCAACCGTTAGAACATTAGTTATTACCCAGTTTATTACTACTTTCATAACTTTAATTTCTAGTATTGTTTCGGTATCATGTGCTGATTCTAAACTAGCTAAAGTTGCAGCCGGTGCCACACTTGCTGCCACTTTATTAAATTTAGTCAATATCATATGGAGTATTTTCTCTTTAACTCATAATATACCTTCCCCTTGGGAAGTTGTACAAAAGATTGCTACATTAGTTAAGGATAGTGTTTTAGAATTACTTAATAAGTTTTCTTCCGCTATTGGTGCTAATTTACACCATCTTAATGAAGTCCCCTTAGAACATACTCCCGAATTTTGGGATAAATATCTTAAGCCTGAAATTAAAGAAAGAATTACCCTTTCTTCTTCTTCTTCATCTTCGGATGATGAAGAAGATTATTCGGAACAAACTATTAATACTTCTATGGATTGGGACGCTTTCCGTGCCAACCATCCATTTGAATTTGAATTTGATCCCAAAACAGATAGGATTGTCCCTGTTAAAGCAAATGTTCAATATGAAGTTCAACAACCTTCAGTTGATGAACTTATC